GTGCATAATTACATTCTATAGGAACTTTACCTCAAGTGGCTCTCCTTCCGGAGGGGTGGCTCAAAAACTCCGGAGACGTGGCTCTCTCCTTCCGGAACAGTGGCTCATTTCACTCCGGATTATTCACCAAGTAGATTATAGGTTGGTCGATTACCATTTCAATAAAGATATTGACGTATTTGATGGAGGTGCAATTGCCACTCCAAAAGTGTTTAATCAGATTCAAAATGAACTTGGATTAGACTATCCTATTGAGTTTGCAATTATCAGAGGCTATGGGATTGCCATAAAAGGCATGATCACCAAGTTCAATATCATTAAATACTTGAGTGTTTTCCATAAGGTGGACACCGAATATTGTAAAAAGGTTGATGATAAGTTTTATTTACTGGACATGTGGCATGAGTGGCAGCCGGTAACGCAAAATACGATGCTTCTAAATGAATCCATGGTGAAGCTAGCAAAGTATTATAAACCTGAAAATAGTGAGAATATGGATACTTATAAGGAGAGGCTTGCCAGTGTAGACCCCAAATATAAAGACATTATCGGAAAGCTCTATGTCACAAAGGTAAATAAAAGGAATGAGGACATTGAGGACTACAGACGATTAAATTATCAATTGCTTACGGCTCTGGCATTAAGCAAAAAAGATTACATGGGTTTGATTAAAGAGGACGTAAAGGTATTTAGAAAAATATTGAAGCCATTCTCTAAGGACAGTGAAAAAGATGAATGGCTTGTAAATATTGATACCATAAGGTTATTCTTTAAAAATATTATAAAAAGCAATAATGAAGAGAGCGAGGAGTTTCAAGAGGAAGCTGTGAATATGGCTGCTAATGTGGTCACAAAATGTGAAGAACTCCTCAATGTATCTGAGGAGTTTATCAACCTGAAGTTTGTAAAGAATAATTTAGCAAAGCTGATCGAAAAGAAATGTCGCGAACTCGCCTGTGGTAAGGTTACGGCAAGAGCAAGATATCAATATATTGCAGTTGATGCAATTAGCTATATGAATTTTGCTATGTTTCGTGATCAGGGTGAGAATGGACTTAAAGCAGGAGAATTTTATTGCACCGATTACAACGAAGGAGATATTAGAACTATCTCAAGGAATCCGCTGTGTGCATATAGTGAGGTCCACAATGTTGGATTTGTTAAAAATGCTTTCCTTGATAACTATTTAAGTCCATGCAGGGAGCTTATATATTTTAATAATAAAAGTGACATTTTGGCATTGCTTTCAAGCGCAGATGAGGACGGCGATGCCTGCATTGTCCTAGATTCAGATATTATCAGAGCAGCTGTGGTAACTCCTCAAGACGGGAAGTATTTCATCAATGAAGATGATGGACATAAAGAATTAATGGTTTATAATCCGGAAAATAGATTCTTAGCAACCTATAGAGCTTCAGGGAATCTAATAGGAAAGATTGCTTTGAAGAGTGCCAGCATCAACTCAAATAGCCAGCAGACCTATGATTATTACGATATAGCTAATGCCAAATTTATTCTGAATATGGGCTTGGATGAGGAAGATAAGAAACTAGCCAAAGAAAACATAGATAGCGGTGAATGGATTACAACGTATAAAGCCAGTGATCAGCATAGGGAGCATATTAAACAAAGATTCTATGAAAATGAGAAGGACATATACGTTGTTCTCTACAATGCCATGGTATCCATAGATGCCCCTAAGACATTGTATTTCCCAAGTCCTGAAGATATGGAAATTATAAATAAGAAGTATGGCAGGAAGGCAAAGTTCCTACAGTATAAGGAAAATAAAAGCGAAGTCAACGATAAGCATTATGTTTATACGTTTGGGCTTTTAGATAGTATTGCGCGTTTAATTCAAAAGAAACTATTGAACGAAATCAATGGAATAATCAGCAAGTTTGATAATAAAGCGCAGTTGATACAAGGGAAATTATTAAATGGTGATTATAGTGTCACAGACTATCCCTTATGTTTGGAAGAAATCGAAAAGCTTTATAAAGGTTACACAGAAGAAAGACAAGCAGTCAATAAAGTAAGTTATTCTGAGATAAGGAAAGAAACCAAACGTAGGGATTGGGCAATAGAAAATTCGTCTTGGAGTGAGTTCGAAGAAGGCGAATATGATGCCTCGATAGCGGCTTCGAAATCTGTGAAGTACAAACAGTATAAGGAAATTGATGCTAAATACATTGTTGATGCGGATGAGATCCTTAAGAAATATGATATCGTAACCATTGCAAACTCAATCGGAAATCTGAAGAATTGTACTGAAGATTTCATAATTAATTTATTCTTTCCGGTTTTCGGCTACTTGAATATAAAGCTTCAGGCCCATCGTTACGTCTATAAAAAAGCAGTAGACGGTGACATTACTTATCTCTATGAAAGATACAAGAAGATCCAAGTTGAAGCCATAGATAATAGTGATATAGTGAAAAACTTACATCTGGAAGAAAAGGTTAGGTTAAAGGTAATCGATATCAAGGTGGATGTTCGAGCCAGGGTCTTGGATGACGAAGTTGTGGAATTGATTGAATCAGAATTAGAAGCTAATGGTCAGGTCGTTTTTGATATTAAGGTCTTGGATAATAAAGTGATCTTGGTCAAAGATGAAAAAGATATGCTGGAAGTATTCAATGACTTTATACAGATCAAAGAGTACAGCTTGCTGAATTGCAACACTATAAAATTCGAGATATTAGTGAATGTAGCTCCCAGTGGGAAAAGCTTAAAATTAACGGCTACTGAAATAACTTGATCATGAAGTTAGTGACTTGACTCTCCTTGTTCTTGTGGGGCTTCCAGCCCCACTTTTGTGGAATAGTGATAGTGCTATTACTACAATGGAGTAGGAGGTCGGCAATATGAACCATAATACTTACACAATCAGAGGTATGAGATGTGCCAATTTCTTAATTGAAAAAGGATTTCACATTTGCCATCTTGATCGAGATATTAATAATAGAGCCTATAATATTTATGTTTTCAAGACAGAAGAAGGATTCAGTGAAGCCATGAAGGATTTTAATGTAATGTTAAAAGGTTAAATGGAAAGACGGAGAGGTTTGACGATTTGCGTGACATTAAATTAATAGATGAAGTTGATTATAATTATAAATATCGTGTTATTGATGAAGTAAATAAACTATTCGATGGCGACCACACGGTAAATACCACAATTGAATTAGTTAAAAAAGTATATACTGCCAATGAAATTGTTAATATTACACCAGAATTAGAATCAATTGCAACAGATGTAACAAATAGTTTTATCAATACTTTTGAGTCAAGAGGTGGTGCGACCGATGAACAAATTAATTTTGCAAATGAAACTGCTAAAATCGTTTTTGGCGAGCTAAAAGAAAATATTATCACAGTAATACCAGCCCCTTGTGGATATGGCAAAAGTTCAATTACATTAGAATTATTACAAATTATTATAGATTCACATATCAAAAAGATTACAACAGATGGAATCATTATTGTAACTGATAGATTAGAGAGTTTGAGAGATACAGAAAAAGAGTTAGATAGACTGGGATTGGGTGGATATACCTATGTGCTTGAAGGTTGGAATAAGGAAATTTGCATTAACAAAAAAATAATACAAGGTGATGCGAAAGTATGTGCGCCCGCCAATTGCAATTTTTATATGCAATGTAAAATCAGTAAACAACAGAAAGAGCAGGAAAAATTTCCAATATTACTAATTACTAATGCAAGATTAAGAGAATGTGGTGATACTCTCAAACGTTACGCCAAATGGGAGCATGGTGATAGAACAATTCTGCTAATTGATGAAAGGCCAGAAGTTTTAGATGTCGTAAAAGTTAGCAAGGAACTATTGAATAAAATTTCTACCATATTGAGCAAATTAGATTATGAAACTACAGAAAATAAAACAGCATTAGAAAATAAATTCAGAGAAATATCAGATTTGATCAATAATAAAATGCAGAATCTAAGAAATAATTACAAAAGATTTATAGTATCCAATATGAACAACAATATTATATGCAAGAGTGATCCTGAGTTTATGGGATTATGGGATAAATACATGAGATACAATAATCGAAGAGAACTTGATCATATACACACGGTACTTACAAAGGGCGGATTCTATGTTTATCAAGGTAAAATAGAGTTTATATGTACCATTGGTAGCCGAGACCTAAAGGAAATGTATTGTGATACTTTCAAAACAATAATTTTTGATGGTACTGCTCTCTATGATCCCCAATATTTAGGAATGTACGATAAGGGAAGCATAAAATACTTAGACATAGAGAATTCAAGAATATTTGATAATTTGACAATTAATGTCTATAACAAGCATAAATTAACTCAAACTACGTTTAGAGAGAAAAATCATCTTGTAGGTGCTTGTGCATCTTTTATCAATAATAAAATGAGGATTGGCTTTAATAAACAAGCATATGTAGTCACTTATCAGAAAAAGGCAAATGAATTATTGCCTTTATTGAAACATACTGGTGCTATTCCGACACCAAATGAATCAGAAACATATTATTTTGGCAATACAAAAGGTAAAAATAACATGAAAGATTGCACAAGAATGTTCATGCTAGGTTGGAATACAATGCCAGACTTTGAGTACGTGATTCAATGGCTATCATTTTGTGTAAAATGGGATAAAGTGATTAAACATTGTACAGATTTAGAAAAAGTTGTAACAATGAGTGAACAGTTGGAGGTTAAAGATAGAAGCCAAACTACATGTGGTGGCGATCAATATGGAACAGCATATAAGAGTTATGAGTTTGGATATGAAAATCTAAATCAATTCAAATATTTTGCTATGGTTACTGATTTCTACCAAGAGGTTCATAGGACAAAGTTAAGAAATTACAGTTGCAATGATAATATAGACGTTCATATATTCGCGGTGAAAAGTATCCTTGTGAAAATGATAAAACAATTATTCCCTAAAAAACAGGGTAAGGTCATAAATGTCATTGATGAAGAATTAATTGAGTTTGCAGAAAGCAAGGCTGACGGTAGAAAGAATAAGGTAAAGGGCTATGATGAATTTATGGCTTGGGTTGTTGCATGGGATGGGAGCATTATCAAAGCATCTGAATTAAAAGATATCTGTAAAATAAATAATGAGCAATTTAAAACATTAAAGAAAAATAGAATAATAAAAGATAAGTTATCTGCATTTATAGTACCTAAAAAAGGATTTTACAGTAACGATTTAGAGATTGGGGGTAAATCTCCTATAAAGTACTTATAGGGAATATACACCCAAAAACAAATATTATATCACGTATTGAATTATAAAACAATATGAAAACCAAAAATTAAATAAATAATTGTGGATGACGGTCGCAACCGACAGACACCCATGGCGTGTTTGGCACAAACGTGACGTGGTCGTTCCTTGCTATGTTCAAGATAACATTAATATTTCCATAATATGAAGGTTTGCCCTCTTTTCTGTCGAAATTAATTTGATAGAATGGAGGAGAGTATATTGTTATTATTAAAGGATCATATTGAAAAAAGAAATGCAGTTAAAACAAATTTATCTAAAATTATATCTTACTTAGATCATATTGATTCTTCTAAAGCTGTTCATATGTCTGAGTGGTTGTCTAAGAAAGCAAGCTACTATAAACAACAAGGGCTTGGAAATTCTCCAAGGGACATTAAAAAAGGTGATATAGTAATGGTTGAATTAGGTTATAATGTTGGAGACGAATTAAGTGATGATGAACAAAATTGCCATTTCGTATTAGTATGGGCTAGAAAGGGATTTTTGTTTGTTGGAATACCTTTAACTTCAACTTCACAAGAGGGTAATGAATTTGGTATAAACTTAGGAAAAATCGATAAACTACCTATGGATACAGACTCATGGGTTAAATTAGAAGCAATGCGTTCATTGAGTATCAAAAGGGTACAATGGATGGATCAATGTGAAAATGGTAAAATCACATTAGATAAAGCGAGTAGTATTATGATAAAAATTAAAAATAAAATGCTGGAAATATTCGTATAGCATTGACATATGATAGAGCAGAAGATAAACTAAAGGTAAGAATTATGAGTCGGAAACTTATTTATGAAAAATGGCTAACCCAATTGGGAGAGGCATTTTGAGAAAAGACTTCTACTAAGGGGTCTTTTCTCTTTTCCACGAAACATTCATATCCACATGCAAATCGTTCAAAATCTAAGATAAAGCAGGATAAGAATGCTTGATACGGATATTTAGCACCGACTGTCTATTTCTAAATGGAGTAGGCAGTTTTTTTATGTCAATTTTGAAAGGAGACTACTATGGAATTCAAAAAAATTAACATATCAGACTTAAAACACGCTGAGTATAATCCCAGAAAGGATTTAAAGCCAGGAGATAAAGAATTTGAGAAAATCAAGAACAGTATTAATGAATTCGGCTATTGTGACCCTATCATTTTGAATAGCGATCTTACAATTGTGGGAGGCCATCAGCGAGCAAAGGTATTAAAAGAATTAGGTTACTCAGAAATTGACTGTGTTATTATCGATATTGATAAAACAAAAGAGAAAGCCTTAAATGTTGCACTGAACAAAATCTCAGGGGAATGGGATTTCGAATCATTAGCTAAATTGCTGGATGACTTGAAAACAGAGGATTATGATATTGAGTTGAGTGGCTTTGATTTGAAGGAAGCTGAAAAGCTATGGGATGAATACATGCCAAAGGATGAGCAGGATGAAGAAGAACTCCCTGAAGTGCCAGAGATACCAGTTATTCAATCAGGAGATATCATTCTGCTGGGTAAGCACAGGTTGATATGCGGTGATGCTACAAAAGTAGAAGATCTGGAAAAGTTAATGGATGCGAAGAAGGCAAAACTTACTGTGCTTGATCCTCCCTATGGAATTTCATATGTGGGGAAGACGGATGATGCTTTGACAATTCAAAATGATAATTTAAGTGATGAAGAATTCTATAATTTTCTTCTTGAAGCTTTTAAGAGAGTTTATGAAATATCGGCTGATGGAGCAAGTAGTTATATTTTTCATGCCGATGCAAAAGGACTGATATTCAGGAAAGCATTTGTTGATTCAGGCTTCAAACATTCACAATGTTGTATTTGGGTTAAAAATACCTTTGTTATGGGAAGGCAGCCTTATCAGTGGCAGCATGAACCCGCATTATTCGGATGGAAACCTACAGGCGCACATTACTGGAATGGTGATAGAAAACAGACTACAATATGGAATTTCGATAGACCAAGAGTCAACGATGTCCATCCTACAATGAAACCCATCCCGCTTATTGAATATATCATCAAGAATTCCAGTAAGTATGGAGATATTGTTGTGGACACTTTCCTTGGCAGTGGGACAACTTTACTAGCAGCAGATAATACTGATAGAATTTGCTATGGCTCAGAGCTTGACCCGAAATACTGTCAGGTTATTATTGAACGCTGGATTAACTATAAGGATGGAATTAATGGTGATGATGTAATAATTGAAAGACAAGGACAGCAATATAAATACTCGGATTTAAAGGTTGAGCAGGTGCCGGTTTAATTGTCCGTATTTTGCTCATTATATTTGTCCAGAAACCCTTCATATAACTTGATTTAATGTGCATTCAGAGTGATTAATGGTGTGCGTTCAAATCAAGAAATGGAGGGTTTTATTATGGAAAGAAAAGAAATCATCAAGGCATTCGGTGAGCATTTTGGAATAGTGCCAAAGTACATGGGAGTGCCAAGTTTTGCATATCAGATTGCAACACAGCAAGAAACCTACACTATTGATCGAACCGGGAAGATTACAACTTCGGAAGGCAAAGTAGTGGAACTCGAAAGCTTAATAAATGGAAGGGTTGAAGAGAAGGCAAGCGAACCTACCGGAGCAGAAACCACAGCCTTTGAAGTAGTAGTTCCGATGGAAGATCATACTGGTACTACCTTAAGAAATCTGGTAAACATTGTTTACAGCAAACAGGTACTTATAAAGAAATCGTTAGGCATTGAAGCAAATATTATCGAGGATGATTTTAGCATTGCTATCAACAAAGCCAAAATGGAAACCTTAGAGGAGTTCAAAACAGCTATAGAGGATAATGGTGCTGGGAGTTGTCCTGGAATTGCTTTTGATTTTAATAATAACACCATTACCTTTAAATTTTTAGAAGGCGAAGTGAGTGCTGAAAAGGTAAAAGCTTATACGCAGCTTGTAGCACTATTGAATCAAAATGCTAAAACTCTAAAACATGCTTCAGCTAAAGCCAAGGATACTGATAACGATAAGTTCACTTTCAGAGTTTGGCTGGTGAAGCTCGGTATGATTGGCGATGATTACAAAAGTGCAAGGAAAGTTCTGCTTGAAAATTTGGAAGGGAATTCGGCCTTCAGGAGCGGAAGTAAGCCTGAAAAGACTGTCGTAGAGTAGAAGTATATTGGCTATATATCGCTTCACGTTGGCTTGTGAGGCGATATTTTTTGTTGGTGGGGTAGTTGCTCAATAGGATTAGAATGTTTGGCGTACAGGCGAAGGGAAAGTGAAGATTCAACTTTACTTTTAGTTGGTTCAGAGTTATTGTTCTTCCTAACTGGATAAGTAAAAGGGCTTGGTTGAGATGGTTATCTTCATGGTTATCTCTTTAAGTCTAAGTATATATTTGATATACTTAGGAAAAGGGGAGGTAAAATATGACAGAGTTTGATTGGGATAATATACAATCGAGGTTACTTTCCATAGAAAATATTGAAACTAAAGTTAATGCAGACAAGCTTTTTGTTAGCTTAATAATGGAAGTTGAAAAAAGGTCAATTAGCATTCAAAAAGAGTTTACTATCACCGAAATTGCAGAGTTGATTCCAAGAGGTACTGCTGGTATTAATAATAATTCTACATACGGCTTTTCAATGATGAGTATGATGAGCGGCCAAAACCACCGCGACTATTTTATTTTTAAGAATACGGCATTGAGAGACGAGTTTACTGCTGTATGTAACAATAATACGAATAGAGATAATTATTATTGGAAGAAAAACTATCCAGATGAAAAACTAAGAATTAATCCTAAATATCTAAAGGTATAAATTGGGGGAAATATGCAACTGTTTCTGAATGATAAAAAACACTTAATTGAAATTATCTATATTAATGATGTTTTTCCTGAATTCATATTGTAATGAGCCTATATAAGGCTCTTTTTCATTTGGGAGGTGAGGTATTATGGGAGCAAGAGGTAAAAATAATACGAAGTGGTTAACCAATGTATTCCCACGTTTATCGGAGATTCGAGACTGGTGCATGGATGGTAAAACCAATGAAGAAATGTGTGTGCTTTTAAGCATAAGTCCCGACAGTTGGTACACTTATATGAAGGAACATAATGAGCTAAATAACATCGTTACGGCGGGGAAGTCTGTTATTGATAACCGTGTAGAAAATGCTGTTTTGAAAACTGCCCTTGGTTTTGAATATGAAGAAATTAAAACAATTTTAGAAGAAGATCATAATGGCAAAAAAAGAACAAGGATTGAGAAAACCAAAAAGTATATGCCCCCTAACCCGACTGCTCAGGCCTTCTGGCTTAAGAACCGAAAGAAGGATGAGTGGGGCGATAGGAAAGAGATTGTCTTTGACACAAAGGGCCAGGAGGAAGAAAGGAAGCTGCAATTCCTTAAAATGATAAATGAAGAAGTCATTGATGCAGAATATTCTATTGTTGGAAAAGATGCTGTTCTCCCAGACCCTGAAGTTATAGAAGAAACTGAGGAAGGTTTTATTGAGGATGATCACTTTGGTAAAGAAACGATTGAAGCATAATCTTATGTCGTCAGTAATGTGGGAGATAAAGGCCCTATATGAGCCTAATACTACCCACAATAAGCCCATCTAGAATACATAATTAGTCTTATGTCTTGAGTTGCTATAAGGGCAATACAGAGGTAACATGGACACACCTAGTAAGAAAGGGTGTGTTTATATGCTTGATTTAGGCGGTTTTGAGGAGTATCTCACAAACAAGGAACTGAGCATGAATACCATTAGTTGCTATATTCGGGACAGTAAGGTTTTTATGGATTGGTTCAGCAGCAGGACGGATTGTGGACTGGATAAACTGATCCAACTTGATGCCATTGGATACAAGAAGCATCTACTCAATACCAATAAATCAGTAGTGACAGCCAATAGGAAGGTAGCAAGCGTCAATGCCTTATGCAAATGGCTTTATGATAGCGGATCAACTGTTGATGAGATCAATATAAAGGCAGTAAAGAGTCGGGAGGCTCGGCAGTATAAAGGCTTGGAGGAAAAGGATCTGAGGAAACTTCGAGCAGAGATACACCGAAACCGCAATCCACTTCATATATGCATCATTGAGATACTGCTTGGCACAGGGCTTCGAGTGAGTGAACTATGCAATCTAAAGCTTCAAGACATAGAATTATCCGAGCGTAAAGGCTCAATCAAAGTCATTGGCAAAGGAAACATATACAGAACACTGCCACTTAATAAGGATGTCCGCAAAGCAATCCAAGATTACGCTGATACAAGACCTGAAAATGACAGTGACTTCCTTTTAATAGGACAGCGCGGAGCATTCAACAGGAACGCAATCAACTTAATCCTTGAAAAGTATGGGCAAAGAGTATCAGTTGATGTGACTCCCCACCGACTCAGGCATTCTCTAGGATATAGATTGGTCAAGGAAGGAACTGCAATAACAACCATTCAGGAAATCTTGGGTCACGATAGCATTTTGACAACAAACTTATACACTGTCACAACTGAACAGGATAAGGTAGAGGCTCTGGAAGCCTTGGAGTGGTAAGATAGCCGCTCTATTTTTATGCACCTTTCCCAAGGGAGGGGTGCTTCTATGTGTTGAAATAGCCCCAGCAGTAGATGGGGTGGAAATTTTTGTGGTAAATTTCATAGTAAACAATTCAATGTAATGATATAATTTTACATTATTGATAATTGAAGGTGATTAATTTGGGAAGACTTCAGAATATTTTTTATGGAATTGTCAACTCAGAAAACAGTATGACCGAGTTACTCTGTAATTTTATGGCATACAAGCCTTTTAGAAATGCTTTTTTAAAGTTATTTTTAGATCAAGGTGCAGATTCGATTTCTTATGATGATTTCCAAACTCAATATACCACTGATGTAAATCATAGTAGGCCAGATATGGTTGTTGTAAATGATGAATGTGAGATTCTTGTTGAAGTGAAAACTTGGGATATGGGGCTAACGTGTAATCAACCAGAGTCTTATCTTGACAGTCTTAGTAATTCGCAGAAACCTTATAAGTGTTTAGTCTTCCTAGTGCCTTCAAATTACACTCATTTGTCAGAATGGAATCAGAGAGTTGATGCATGGGACAAATTAGGCAAGAACAAAGTTCCTGTGAAAAAGGTTAATTGGGATGAGATTATAAGTATCATAGAACAGAATGATTTGAATTTATTAAGTGATAGATTCCGTGATTTTTATGAGCTATTAAAATCATGGTTTAAAATTGAACCTGTAATTTTCAGCAGTATGGAGGTTAGTTATATGTTTAGTTCAGAAATACCTATAGTTTTGACAAAGCTGTATTCAATAATTGATGAAGTTAAAGATCATTGTTCACAAATCTATAATGTCAGTAAAAGCATTAATAATGAGGAATACGGGATTTACATAAAAAATCGTGAGGACAATAATCAGCTTCTTTACATTGGAGTATGGTACGACTTCTGGAAAGAATATGGGTGCCCACTTTGCTTTGGAGTTAATATCTATGAATGGACAAAGGATGTCGTCAAAAAGTTTTCCACTTATCATAAAGACGATTCCGTTGAAATCAATGGATTCAGGACTGTTTGTATTGGAAAAGATATTCTTACTGATGAGCATTGTTCAAAGAAAATAATTTCGTTGGTTATTGAGGAACTGGAGAGACTTACATAATCATTTAAAAGAAGCTAAATATCATAGGAAGGAGGCTCTATGCAGCCATCACAGGAAATACAAACACATGACCATACCCGCCAAAACCTCCTGCTCAAGCAATATCTGAATAAATACTTCTCCCCGAACAAGATAGAAGAACTTGTAGGGGAGTTTTCATTTTCAGAGCTACGTAAGTTACTTGGCGAGATGGATTTAGAATTCTTTAGCTTATGCTACTTCCCTAAATACTTCGACCGTAAGTTCGGAGAATTTCACAAAGAGCTATTCGAGGAACTGAAATACATGCTAAACAATAAAGGGTTGATTGAGGCTTTTGGATTGCCAAGGGAACATGGCAAAAGCACGATCAACTCTTTTTTATTTCCCCTGTATTCAACGCTCTACAATAAATCACAGTTTACATTAATAATATCCGCAACAGAGCAGATTGCTCTACCATTTTTGGATATGATTAAGGATGAATTAGAAAACAATGAGTTACTAATGGAGGACTTCGGTAACCAGAAAGGAAATCGCTGGAACAATAATGAAATATGGATTAGAGGTAAGGGCGGCATTGATGCATGTATAATGATTCGTGGTATTGATGGGTCATTAAGAGGCATCCACTTCAAGCAATTCAGACCTCAGCTTGTTTTGCTAGATGACCTGCTCAAAGATGACACAGCAAAGTCAGAAACAAAACGTGAGCAGGTTAAAAATACATTTACAGATGTTGTCATTCCAATTGGAACGAGAGATACAAATATCCTAGTTGTGGGTACCTGTTTACATGAGGAAGATCTGATGACTGATCTGCTGAAAGGAAAAATACCTGGGGTCAGAAGCATAAAGAAAGCGGCAGTCATATGCTTTGCCGAACGAGATGATTTATGGAGTGACTGGGAAGCCAAATACAATAATTTACTGGACTTGGACAGGATTAAAACTGCCAAGTCTTTTTTTTATGACCATCAGGAGGAAATGCTGGAAGGAACAGAAATATTGTGGTCTGAGTATCTTGATTACTATTATCTCATGTGCAAGAAGCAATCTATGGGAGACAAATCCTTCTATAAGGAAATGCAGAATGATCCCCGCAGTACCGATGATTATATCTTCAGGGATATTCAATATTGGGATAGGCTTCCTGGATTTGAAGAAATGGAACTCGTGATGTACATCGACCCTGCAATTAAGGCTGGTAAAAGAAACGACTTCTCAGCAATAACAATTCTCGGACTTCATAGAAAAACTAAGCAGAAGTATGTTGTTGATGGAAGCATATACAAATTGCTTCCCGATGACCTATTTCAGGTAGCTATTGAAAAGATACAGCAATATCCGGTTGAAAAGATTGGATTCGAAACTACAGCAGCGCAGAGCTATATCAAGCAGAAGTTTGAAGAGGAACTCTGGAAGAATAAGATATACACTCCTGTCGATGAAGTAATAAGTAGAGGCCAGAAACATGAGCGGATTATATCTCTTGAGCCAGAAGTTAAGAAGGGGCATATCCTATTCAGTTCTGCCAATATCAGGTATAATAATCAAGTGAAGGATTACAACAAAGGTGCAAAACATGATGATGCCCCGGATGCATTAGCGGGAGCGGTACTTTTGATTCAAGGGGTAAAGAACATCAGGTTTTTTGATAGGAGTTTGTTGTTTTGAGCTGTTTTATATCTTTTAACTATAAATGAGCAAATTCACTTAGTTAATAAGCATCTGGATACCTTGGCTAAAGTGTCTCAATATATTTTGAGGAAATCCCCCCTTATTCAGGCATAGATTTATACGTTTTGACTCTCTCATATACTTTTTTAGTAACTAATGGTAAGATCTTATTTGTACATAGGTATCGATTAGATGGCGAGTCAAAAATGTTTTTTTAATGAATTAAGGGATGTGGAATATATGTGGAAAATAAGTTTACTTCTATTAACCGTAATTTTGTTAAGTGCTTGTAATAAACAAGATCCCGTACTAACACCAACAAAATCTGCTACGGGGCAAGTAACACAGAAAGAATCTACCCCTACAGAAACAAGTAAACCTATAGAGTCGAGTAAACCCTCATCAACTAAATCGGAGCCAAGTATTACAAAGAGCGACCTACCAACAAACCTTGCATTAGATAAGTTCAAGGAACAAGGATTTCGAGTTGAGGAAAAACAAATTTTCACAAGCAAGTTCGAAGGTATAGGCGAACTTACTGTTACACCTGTCACGAAATTCGGTAACAATGAAGATTTTCCATTATCTTTAATCTTAAGTGGGGGAACTAAAGAAATTATTTTAACACCAACCAGAAAAGATGGCCACGCTATGTTTAGCTCATTCGAAGCAATTTCTTTTAAAGATATAGATGGTGAGAGCTTAAAAAGTGGTTACACAGACATAATTGTAATAGCAAATTTTATTACTGGTGCGGGACAAGATGGTGCTAAACCATTCTCTGATGTATTCATATTTAAAAATGATACATTGGGTGGTTTCGAAGAAGATACAATATTGGAGAACCAAATAATTAGCGCTGCTAAAAGTAGGACAATAACAATGAAAAAAGTGTTTGATCTAGCTAAGCCTCTTTGATATGAAAAGCTTTGTGTCATAGGCAACTCAGCAGTATAAAGGATGTACTACGAATTTATCACGCCCTTACCAAAACGGTATGGGCTATTTTTATGCCCATTTTTAGAAGGGAGCTAATTTAATTGAACACAAACGAAAACCTAATAATCGAATGCCTCAATGAACTTAATAAAAATGCTCTGACAAAGCAAAAATACAAAGACTATTACGAGGGTAACCATTCAATCCTGAAAAGCTATCAGATGCAGGACAGCCGGAGCAATATGAGACTGGTGTTCAACTTTCCCCGCAAGTTCGTGGATAATGAAACTGGCTATATTCTCGGAAAACCTATCAATTATATTTCCAAATCAGATGAGTCAACAATCACAGCTGCCATTGATAAAAACACGAGCCACTGGGATAAAGAACATAATATCAATCTGCGGAAGCAATCGGAAATCTATGGGGAAGCCTATGAACTCAACTATGTGAATACTGAAGGCGAGTTTTCAGCAACAATACTAACCCCTCTGAATGCTTATGTTCTGGAGGATGGATCTGCCGAAAGAAACGTTGTACTGGCTTTACATACCTTCACTAAGAAATTCGATACCACTAAATATCTTGATGTGTACACCGCCAACGAAATCTTACATTATGAATTAGGAAGTAACAGCAATAAATCATCGCTCAACCTGGTTGGTAGTCATGAGCATATTTTTGGCAGAGTACCTGTGACTGTATGT